CGACCACATCAATATCAGCAGTAATTGAAGATTCTTTGAAAGTAATTTCTTCACCAACATTAAACTTTTTACCATTAATATAAACAACTTCAGCAGTTGAAGATGAAATTTTATTAACCAAAACTGCAACACATCCACTAGATGTTCCAACAATTTCTTCACCATTTAGTGCATCTTCAACACTACCATTAAAACTGCTAATATCACTTAAGGTAAGTCTTGGTAATTGCGGAGATCCAGTAGTAGAAGACTCATATATTGCATGAATCTTAGTTACGTCTGGTTCTAAAAGACAAATAGATTCATCTTGAACTCTTGTACCATATGGATAATTTCCATAAGTAAGACCATCATTGAGAGTTGTAGCACCAATTCCAGATCCAGCAGTTGATGATTTATCGACAATAATTGTCTTAACTCTGTTTCTAATTTTATTTTGAGCCTTTACCTGAGATTTTCTTAGTGTGGCAATTAAAGTTGCATCACCAACAACAGATAAACCTTTAATGATTAACTCCCTACTTCCACTTGTAATTGTGAACTTATCTTCAGTTAATGCTTCTGTTTGACCATTTTTATTAACAACGATATATCTCTCTTCGTCGAAAGGTAAGAAAGTTTCACCAGTTTCTATTTCTGCTGGTAAAATCGTTATCCTACCTCCAGTAGCATCAGCAACAATTGAAGTATTGAATGTTTTCCTAATAGCAATTACAGCATCTTTTAGATCTACATTCGCAATATTTTTCTTTGGTAAAGGTGTATATAAGGAATCTGATCCGTTATCACCTAACTGAGTAGTTACTTTAGATACATTTACTGTACCATTACCAAACAATGCTCCATCAGCTACACCAGCAACAGTTTGAACTGCCTCTACAGTTAGATTATCTGTAGTTACTGTAGTTACTCTATTAATAGAAGGAATCGTGTTACCTGATTTTTTAAAGGAAATTAGATCACCAACCACAAAGTTTTTAGTGAAATCCCGATCAGCTTGTGCTAATGTAACTCCACCACCACTAAAAGTACATTGCCCAAGTTCTAACACATTAGTCTGTTTTACATCACCAGAGAATGTAGTAATTCCAATCTCACCATGAACTGATTTAACATTGGAAATTCCATAGTTAGTGGAAGATACAACAATTCTGTCACTGTCTTGACCATCAAATAAAAGTTCCTCACCTTTAATGAAATTGCCAGATACATTATATGCTGTAATAATACCAGTAGAACTAGAAACATCATATCTCAAAAATCCAACAGCACCACTAGCCTTACCTTTAATAAATGTTGGTGTTGCTAATGTTGTTACATTTTCATTCAAACTTAGATCAGTGAATGGAACAACATCAAATAAGGTCAAATCCCAAGAGTTTGTAGCAGAATTTGATACATCATATGATCCAGTTTCAAGAGCATAATCATAAACTCTTGCTAGTCCAATTTCTTTTCCAGCAGCAATAGTAGCAGCACTACCAACTCTTTCACTTCTCAAAGATACTGTATATGATGTAGAAAGACCAATCTTTGGAGCACCATAAACGTTATTAAGATTTAATGTCGATCCTGTTGAATATTCAATTGCTTGTTGTTTAAATTCTTTAGTATCCCTTGGTTTTTCAATATCTAAAACTACACCAGAACGAATATTTACCTCATAACCCTGGACATATGCTTTTCCTGCAGAAATTTGATATGCAGCTAAATCTTCTCTTGGAGGTTCACCACTTAAAGTACTTTCATCTGAAGTATAAAGTCCATCACTACCTTTAAAATCTTGTAATGTATTTTTTACTTCTAAAGTAAATGGTTTTACATAATAATCTCCACTTTCATCGTAGGTTCTTCTTGCTATTTCATCCGCAAGAATATTATACTCTGGATTTTCAATCTTTGAAGATAAAATAACCCCGTTTAAAACATCTGCAAGCTCTACAAAATTTTGAGGAGTCTCATCCCCATCAATAACAGCAATTAACTCTGCATCTATTTTTAAACGATCTGCACCAGGAGCAGCAAAATTTAAAAATCCTTGGGAATTGTCATTTAATGTTTGATCGTCATATGAAGTTACAAAATTTTCTTTTATCTCAAAACCAAGTTTAAATGTTGGTTCTGGTTCATCTACAGATATAATTAATGTTTGCTCAGGAACCTGTACAAAGTATCCTTTGAGATAGAATACACCTTCTGTTAATCTCGAAATACAACCCTCAGCAACATCTCTAATTGATGCAACTGAAGATCCAGCAACAAAACTGGTAATCGCAGCATCAGTTAGAGGTATAGTCTCTTCAATATAAATTGCCTCTCCAGCAAGAAAATCTTGAGATTCGTTGTTTATTCCAGTTTCAAGAACATTTACAAAAACATGTGTTCCTTGATATGCCTCTATCTTTGCCTTAACACCAGTATCTTCGCCTACAACAGTTTTTCCTATTAAAGATGGCAGATATTGAGTAATATCTAGACCATTAAATGTTTTTTCAAGTTCTAAAGTAATTTGATTTGATCTAACTACTAGAGAACCTGGAATAACAACCGAACCTTCTTTAAAAATATGGTCTCCAAATTTTTCAATCTGATTTTGCAATAAAGATTGAATTGTGGTTAATTCTCTAGCTTGGACAGGTTGTCCAGGCTTAAAAAGAACTTTATAAAAATTCTTTGACTCATCAAAATCGTCAAAATATGGAAAGGTGTTGAGGTTAGTGAGTTGTGGCATAATTCTTAGAATTGCAATACGATTTTGATATCTTCTCTTTGATTTTCAGATCTTGTGATAGATGGTCTATTGTCAATGTAAACCAGATCTCCAGAATATTTTTTCACTTCTGGTGCGGAAATACCATCAGTAAATGATTGTCCAAGATAATAACTTAGGTTATTTATAGTGAATTTATTATCATTAAAAGTATCATCAATTTTAAGATCTTGATTAGATCCATCAATATTCAAAGATCCACCAGTTCCTGGAGTTGAAGTAAATTCAACTAAATTATTTCCATATGTTGCGGTAACATCTAAATTATCTAAATCATAATCAAAACCATGATTTGTTCTGTCTTGCCAATATTTTAATACTCCAGTATTTTTATTGTATGAAACGACTCTACCGACAGCAGTTGACCCAGCAGATACTGTTTGTGTTATAGTGCCATTAGCAGAGAATACTGCATTAATGTAATCAGTTTGATTATTTGTACCAGTCAACTTTAGTGCATACAAAGCACTTGCTTGATCTTTGGCCAGAGATTCTGTAGAGTTAAACTCTTCAGGATTTGCGATTATTCCAATTCTTGCAACTCTATTTCCAACAATAAAGTCTGGGTTTGTTGCGTCATTTTTAATTTGAGAATAAATTAAAACTTTTGTGCAACCCAATTCTCTATAAATGTCAGCACCATGACCACCTTTTGGTGGAATAATAACATCAAAGGTTGGAGTGGTCGTAGAACTGGTTGGGAAGTTTCCAGTTGTTAGATCGATACGACCATAAGTATAACCAGAACCTCCATTTGAAATCGTTACAGAATCAACTTTTGATTGATTGTCAACTACAATTGTTGCTTCACCACCAGTTCCATCACCAACAATATCGCAGGTGTATATTTGGTTTGGTGATCCTACATTTACTCCTCTCGTCTTAATAGTAGCAATTTTTAATTGACCACTATTTCGTGCATTTAATCTAACTGATTGATATTCGTCTGCCGTATCCCAATTTGTAGGAATTGTAATATAATTTAAAGTATCAAATTTTATAATATCATTTGGATTAATAGTAAACATATATTTCCAAATATATCCATCACCACTAGTACCCGCACTTCTTGGTTCTAAGTCAATAAAAGTAGGTTCATCAAGTGATGGTCTTCCATTTGGGTTTTCTGGATCTGTACCATTTTGTAAACAAATATAAACTTTAAAATCTTTATTTACGATATAATAGTTTGCAGAATATAAACTGGTAGCAAGTGATGGTTGGGAAACTCTATCACGATTGATGTCATGCCTATACATATCATAGGTAATACCAGATGTCCAGGTATTTTTTCTCACTGCAAATCTTACATTATCGGGATTAATTTTCTTTAACCCAACAATAGTATCCCAATTATGATTTTCTTGATCAAAATTATCTTTTGGTGCAGGAGGATCTTCATCCCAAGACCCCAAATAATCATCGGGATTTGTTAACCCAACAAAAGCATAATATGCATTATCAAGAGAAGTAATTTCTGTTACGAAATTCTTTGCATTCAATATTCTAAGTTGATCTGTTACGATTGCAGACATGATCGTTTATTTTCTAGTTATTTATTAGGTTAATGGTAAGGTTGTTGAACCAACACCAGGTACAGTAATTATCAATTGACTTCCAGTTGAGTCAACATTAATTTGTGCAGTAGTAGTTCCTGTATTAGTACTAATACCTAGATTAGATTGAATATATCCTGAACTAAGTGTTACATTACCGTTGTCAAGTAAAATATCACCAACTCCAGTAATGTCATTGCTATTGAGATCTAAATCTCCACCTAATTGTGGTGATGCGTCTCCCAATAGATGAGTTGAAATACCTGTTAGTGAAGAATAAGGATAACTGGTTGCATCAACTAAATTAAATGCTGGAGATGCATCACTATCTCCAAGATTAAAGGTAAGTCCTCCAATAGAAATACTAGAGTTCGTCAATGCAGCATTTGGTACATCGGTAAGAGATGCTCCAGAACCCTCAAATGTAGTTGCAGTAACAATACCAGTTACATTGACTCCAGTTGCAGTTACAGTGACTGCAGAACCTACAGATAGACCAGTATCAGTAAAAGTGCTTGCTGCACCAATTGTAGTAGAACTATAAAATGTAGAAATACCAGTTACGGTGATTCCTGCACCAAGAACTGAAATACCATCTCTTGCTGTAATCAATCCAACAGAATCAATGTTGGTTACATCTTCATAT